AGATTAAACCCTAGGTCTAAATGTTTCTTTACTTTTTCTAAATTTCTCATCATTAAGAGTCTACATCTTCTAAATTTATTATCAAAATCTTTTAACTCTTTAAACTCTTCAATCTTATCGTATCCCTTTTTATAATACATATTATCAATTGTTCTCATTAATTCTTTTGTGTCTACTAATAACTGTTCAACCTTATTTATCCGTTCTAAATCTTCAACCATTCTATATAATATAATATAGATTATTTTTTTTTATAATCTACTTATATTATTATATAAATGTATTTTATAGAAGATTATCATATGGGTAAAGTTAATGAAGATTATGTTTATTCTTTAATCTGTAAATATTGGAATGATAGACACATTGAAAAGTCAAAAGACTCTTATTGTAACTTTGATTTTTATGATTGTAAATATAAATATGAATTGAAGAGTCGAAGAGTTAATCATGATAAGTTTGATACTACACTTATCCCCGCTATGAAATGTCATAAAAGAACTTATCTATTATTTTTGTTTCTTGATGGTCTTTATTATATTAGATTTAGGAAAGAGAAATTTGATAAGTTTCATAAACAATTTTTTGTTAAAAATAGACCAGATAAAGAAGATGTTAAAAAGTTATATTATTACATTCCAATTGAAGAACTTAAAAAGATAGAAGTTGAAGATAAAATTATTATTAAAGATCATGTTATAAAGTTTAATTGACTATTTGTGTAACTGCTGAGTCGAAATCGTAACCCGTTAAATTTTTAATTGAATTCATCATCTTAATATAATTAGATAAAGATTGATTATATTTCATAATTGATATAGCCCTTGATATGACATGACGTCCACAAGTTGCAACATCTTCTTTTTTATTCTGAAAATTCTTAGCATTATAAATAATATCATATCCTTCTGATTGTGCCTTTTTTAATAAAGGGGTTAGATAATCTGTTTCATCTATCGTTTTTTTATATTTTTTATTAACCCATTTTAAAGGTTCATTTATTGGATACGAATAACTATCAAAATATTCAATAGTTGGTTTATGTGTTTCTTCATCTGTATATTTAGACAACAATGTCCAGTGACCATAGTTTGGTTTAGACTCCCATATTATTACCACAACATCTTTTTTATGTGGCATTAGTTGATTTATTGAATTATAGTTTTTTAGTTCTTGATGTGATACTATTTTTATATTTTGTCCTAGATGTTTTTTTATATCTAAGTCTGTCAATGCTTTATAATTCTCTTCTTGAATCTCTCCTTTATTCATTCCTGAACCTTCAAGAGTATGAAGATATTTATTCAATATTTTGAATTGCTTTACTGCATTCTGTTCTGTCATTGGTTTTTTGCTAAATCGTCTACCTGATTCTAAATTCTGAACATAGTAACCTTTTTTATCTTTAATTATTTTAAAAACCATCTATATTATAATCATCTATTATTTTATTTGTCGACAAATATAATTACCCCAATATGGTTTACAATACTCAATAATCTTTTTATATGGCAGGTCTTCTGATGTCATTACTCCTTCATTCTTATGTTTTAACAAATATTCTATAAACGCTAATACAGATACACTTACTTGCAATTGAGTGCAATTAGAATGAGTGTTTTTACCTAATAATTTCATTGTCTGATTATTTGTCAATACTGAACCACACCAATAAACTCGACCATCATTGAAAAAGACACAAGCCCCTAAAGAGTCATATGAATCTTTATTAATAATGTCTTCTTGGTATAATGGCACTAATTTTGTGGGTTCTTTATAATTGTTCTTTTTCATTAATTCTAAACATTTCTGAGATATAGGACAGGAATCATAAACATATGTAATAATGGGTGTATAATTCTTAGTTGAAAATAAATCTGACATTGATATTACTTCATTGTGTGTTATCATTCGTCCTCTTATCTTTTCTACTTTATCATCTGGTGTTATTATAAAAGATTCTGTAAAGCAATCCATAGAACGCTTATCTGGGTTTATATACATATTTTTATTATATTTTGACTTATGATATTCTGGTGTTGGTGGAACTGGTGATGATATAAATGATGGTGATAACGCTTCACTGATTAAGCCAGCAGGGGACCATGTATTATGCATACAACTCTTTGTCAGTTTATAATGTGTCTCTTGTGTATCCTTTTCTGCACAATGAATCATTTTAACGGTTTTAGATGCAACATATGACCATTTATTCTGTTTGATATATTTTAATAATTCTGGTTTATGATCTTTACAATAACAATGTATTGCTTCCATCGTTAAATTTGAAATAGCTCCTGGGTTCGCTCCTCCTGATTCTATTATTGATGTTTTAGATTTTGTTTTCTTTATTTCCTTTTCTAATTGAATATTTTGATAATATAAAGTTCTTTTCTCTGGATTTCTTATTTCATCCTTCTTGTACTCTTCTATCGAGGTATTAATATATAAACAATGATTTTGACGCGCTATTTTTATTATCTTGATAGAATCTGTATCAACTGTTAAATCAACACACAATGTTTTATCATTCATTAATTTATTTAATAACTCTTCTTGATTGTCTTCAGTTAGATACTTTCTGATATGAATAAGTTTAGGTATAATTTTATAAATATATTGTGGTACATCTTCAGGACATAAAATAATTATCTCTTTTGTTTTAAGTAATGAGTGCTTCTTTTGTTTTAGAAGTTCAAGAAGACTCCTCATAATGGTACCACAACCAAGCAATAGTAAACGTTCAATAGGCATAATTTATAATATATACTTATAATATATAATGAGTAAAAAAGAAATTGAGAAAGTATTGAAAGAAAAGCCATCAGCATATCGTTCGATGAAAATGAGTCAATTAGGAATTACACCAAAAAATAAAAGAAATAAAAAAGATTTGATGAACTGGACTAGAGAACATTGGCTCAACCTAAATGCATTGATTGATATGGATATTGAGTTACCTTGTGGACAAAAATATAAAGGACAAAAAGATAAGAGTGTGTGCAGACCAAAATATAAAATAAATGAAAAGACACCGACACCATTAGCTTATGATTTAACAGAAAAGCAAATAAAGAAAGCAATTAAGAAGAAGAATAAAGGAGAGAGGATTAAATGGAATGAATTACGCTAAAAGAGTCTGATTGACGATTTTACGCTAAAAGAGTCTGATTGACGATTTTACGCTAAAAGAGTCTGATTGACGATTTTACGCTAAAAGAGTCTGATTGACGATTTTACGCTAAAAGAGTCTGATTGACGATTTTACGCTAAAAGAGTCTGATTGACGATTTTACAAATATCTTCTTGCTATCTTTGAAGCTCTTACAATATTTACAATATAAATTGTATTATTTATAACTTTATAAGTTGTCTCTATAGTTTTATATAATGCATAAGCAGATATAATTAAATTTATCATCTTATATTATATATGGAAGATTATTATCTTGAAAAGTCATCAAGAAAAGATAAAAAATATATGGTGTCTTATATTAATCCCGAAACTGGAAAAGTTAATACAAAACATTTTGGGGCTAAAGGTATGACTGATTTTATTTTAAGCAAAGGAGATAATGAAAGAAAAGAAAGATATCTAAAAAGACATAGTGGAATGGGTGAAGATTGGAATGATCCAGAAACTGCTGGATTCTGGAGCAGATGGATATTGTGGAATAAGAAAACTTTAAAAGCATCTATAAAAGACACAGAGAACCGATTTAATATTAAAATTCACTTAATTTAATTTTTTTTTTGTTTTGACATTATATATTCTCTTACTTCTTTCATTCTTTGTTTTGGGTCTTTTATAGTTTGGAAATATAAAGCCATTTTTTTTGTTTCAGGATCTTCTTCAACATCATCATCATCTTCTATTAGTTTCGGCTTTTTAGTTGGTTTTTTAGTTTTCTTTGCTTCTTTTTCTTTTAATTTTTCCCTTACTTCTTTCATAATCTTTTCATTTCTTTCTATTCTTGCTTTTTCTTTCTCTTTTCGTTCTTCATCTAATTGTTTTGTAATTTCTTTTTCTCTTTTAATTTCTTCTTTGCTTCTTGGTGTCTCTTTTATTTCTGATGGATAAAATTTACCTGTCTCAATAAAATATTTAAATCTTTTGTTTTCTTCTTCTCTTTGTTCTTTTGTTAATGTATCTCTATATGGGACAAATTTCTCTTCAGGTTTCTTATTCTTTTTAATATCGTCTTCAATCTCTTTTATTGTTAGTTCAAAATTTTGTTTAGCTTCTTCATTTAGTTTTGAAATTCTATCAATTCCAGGTTGAATAGATTTTTTTAGTTTAGGATGTAATGAATCAATATTTAAAAAACCTCTGTTATTTGTTTCTAATCTTTCTTTTAGATATTTTATTAATTCGTCTTTCTTTAGAGTTGATGGGTGAGGTATTGAATTCAGTTTATTATATGCTTTAGCTAGCTTTCTAATTTCAGGTGCCTTTAATTTCTTTAGATTAATAAACATATAAAATAAATTTATATAATTATTATATATAATTTATGGCAGAGAGAGGCCTTTAAGAGTTACGCGTTTTTGAAAAAAAAAGTAGAAAAGTGAATGAGGATAATATAATTTTGTGATTTAATGAAATAATGATTTAACCATATATTTATAAGCTGAAAGTTCTTTGTGGCGTAAGAAATCTTGTTTTACCTCTCTTAATGTAGAATAAGATTTTTCTGGAATTAAATTGACAAACTCTTCAGGGTTTGATTTCCAATTCTCACTATTCCAAAATGAACGCTCAAGTTCCTTTATGATGTGTTCATAATCAATTTCTTGTGCTCTTTTATTTAGTCTATTAAGTAAGTATGATAGAATACCTTCTGTAATTAATAGTTTATAAGTTGTAAGACGATCATTAAAGTCTGGAATTCCTATCAGTTCTGTATATGTTATTTGATATAACATCAAGGCCATTTCTAAATTTGATTTTGGTGAACACATAATATATGTTCGCATAGTTTCGCGTCTGAGTTCCTTAGTCTTATTCATAGTTTCTAAGGCAAGTTCATATTTTTGTTGGCTGGTGCTCATTTATGATATATATATATTATTTTGTCTTTAAGTAGTTTTGTATTTAAAAAGTACTTAAGAAAAAAAAATAAAAAAAAGTAATGAGATAAAAAAATTATTTTGATAGTCTTTGATGTACTGCAGTTTTTAAATGTACTGATTTATTAAAGTAGTTTACTTCTTTTCTACATACTTCACACATGTACTTTTTATCTTTGTGTTGTGCATAAAATGTTGTGTTATATTGCTTTTGTTTTTCTTTTGATGTCTTTTTTTTTGGTTTCTCTTCAACTTTATTTTCTGTTTCTTCAATCTTTATCAATTCTTCTCGAGTTTGTGTATTTTTATTACCAAATAAACGGGGGTGGTATTCTTGTTCTTCTTCGCTTTCTTCAACCTTATTCTCTTCAACTTTATTTTCTGTTTCCATTTTAGTATATTACTATTAATATATTTTTAAGTATGTTAAGGTTTAAATTTTTATTTATCATCTTCAGGAATTGGGTCCATATATTTCTTTTTAACCATTTCATCCTCTAATTTTTTATAGGCAATTTCATATGTTATACCTTTATTTGTTCTCTTCTTTTCAATAGATTTATAATTCTTTAATTGTAAACCAAATAATGTTTTTGATAATTCAATTTTTATATTATTATCTATTATGTATTCATTATATAAATCATAAAATTTTGATGCACTATATTTTTCAATATTAAATATATATCTTTTTTGTTCTGCTTTTGTATCTATCTTTTTAAATAATAAATCTTCTAAAAAGTTTGCATGTAATGGAATTGATATTTCTTTTAAGTCTTTATTAAATTGTGTTTCTGGTCTACTTTTAACAAAATTATAATTCTCACTATCTAAAGTTAAAAGATAATCATAAAATATTTTATCATATTTTTTACTTTCTATCTCTTTTCTTAGATTTCTGAAATATTCTTCATTGTTTGCTATATCATTGTTACACTCAAAAGCTAAATAACGGCGATCTTGTGGGTCTATTTTTATTGGATTATCATTATTTGTTAATAATATGAATGTTGCAAAGTTTTTCATTTTGTATGGTTTTACACCCTTTTCATTGATTGTTATTTCTGATGCTGTTATATTACCTTTTAGTTGTTCAATTATATCTTTTGTTTCTTTTTGCGATGTTTCATTCAATACACATAAAAATTTATGTGCTAGTTGAGCATTAAAATGACCAAAAAGTAAATCAGAATTGACATTATTAAAATAATATTTA